TTATCCTTAATATTATTCATGATCTTCCTCTAGCTGAATCATGAGCTGAATCATAAGCTGATCACTGAGCTGATTCCCGAGCTGATCATAGAGCTGATTCCTGAGCTGATAATAGAGCTGATAATAGAGCTGATCATAGAGTTGATAATAGAGCTGATAATAGAGCTGATTCCTGAGCTGATTATAGAGCTGATTCCTGAGCTGATAATTGAGCTGATGCTTAATATTATTCATAATTGTATTATACAATATCTAAATATGAATGTATACATAAAAAAAGGAGGATTCGAATCCTCCTTTTATCTTAAATAGTAAAAATATTAAGTCCTGATTTCAGGCTTTAGAAATTCATTTACATTATCAATACCAAATGTCCACGAATTAGCCTGAAGTGCAGTCTTCATGTTAGGAGGGACAGGAAGAGCAAACGTTCTACCAGTACCACACCTTACAACTAGAAACTTTTCATTGCCAATTTCAGGAATGTTAACTTCAATCAATTCGCCGATTTCAGGATCATCATCGCGATCAATAACAATACCATTCAACTCATTTACAATAGAAATCCAGCCAAAAATTTCACATGCTGCACGTCGCTGCTCGATATTTTCCCAAGTTAGAGCAATCTTTGCCGTCAAAGACTTCTTGTCCATAATCCATTCACGCGGTACGCGTGTACCATGCCACATACACATACCCCAGCCATCAGGATATTCAACTGCCAAACCGTTTTCACAATGAAGACGATTTTCATTGTCATACATAACACGAATCGGACGATCCGACATATAACAATCATTGTCATATGGAGTCCACCAATTAATACTCTTTGAGATAGAAGCCCAATCCTTAAGAAGCGCAGAATTATCTTTGCTGTACTTCACACCAATCTTTTCTGCAAAACTATAATAAGCAACCCAGTAAGACTCATGTTGTCCAAAGAAACACTTAGTAAGATGATTTGAAATATTTGAAACATTACCATCTTTCTTTGCCATCAAAGCACATGCATTTGGAGAAGAAAGACGATGGAATGTCGGTCGCTTGCTACCTACACGTTCATAAAAACGCGTAATCGCTTCTTCAGCAACTGCAAATTCAGCAGGTTCTGTAGAAAGACCATGATTAAGCCATTCATTACGATATTCAACAAATTCAATTTCCTGCTGCGCAGTAAGCTTTTCAATCTTCTTCACAATAGTCACCATGTTATAAACAATAATAAGATTATACTATAAAGGCAATCTGATGTACACTAAGTTAAATGAAGAGTGAGACAGTCTCACTCTTCATAACCAAGATCAATCCTCAACTCGCCTGTAGCCCTCTGGAGTATACTCGCGCTGACGACTAACATGGTAAATACCAGCATCAAACTTAATCGATTCATGAGTATCATGAGGGCGAAGATGCTCAAGTACAGCACCATCGGTCTCGACCTCGAGAAAGATGTCATAAATCGAGTCGGGGATATTATACATCTTTACCTTTCGATCCATCACATGATGATGCCCAGTCTCGGAATGAGTAACGATATTGTATCCATTCTCAAGAGCTGCTAGAACTGCATTGCTCGGAAGTTCAGTAACTCGACGAATATAGATATCACCCTGCGCACAAACGTTCTTAAAAGTCTTCATTTTGTATTTCACTTTCTATTAGTTATCAACTAGATATTTATTCTATCACATAGAATTATATATGTACACTACATTAATCCCATCCTCTGCAACCGCAGTAATAAGAATCATATTCATGTCCTGTACTCTTGGCGGTAAAACTCGAACAGATCAAAGATCTTTTGCCAATATCGCGACGATGAGCTGATACATTATAACCGCAGTTATTACAGACTTGATTAGCAAAATCTGAACCAGACCCTCTGTATTTATAGAAAGCCAAATCATATGAAGACTTTTCAGTCTTACCACAACTGCATCTAGCATAACGATTTGAAATATCAATCATGTGTTTATTCATCATTTATAGATTATACAACACAATTCAACATAAGTACACTACTTTGACATAATAGCAATTTCAATATGTTCAATTAAATCACCAATTGTATTAATGCCAGTAAGAATACTTATTGGAATTACTATATCAAAAGCATCTTCAATTTCAGCAATATTATCTAGAGCATCTAGTGAATCTTCAAATGCATGTGCAAATACTGTTTCATAAGAAATTTCTTTCTTAAGAACAGTCTGCATTTTAATTAAAATCTGCTCTTGATTCATTTTTAATTACTTTCGTTTTGAAGTGATGTAATATGTTTACATTCTCGACGAAAAGAAAATCCAGGGCATGTGCATGACCATTGATTTTCAGTCTTTTTTACTGTATAATGTTGCCCACGCGATCCACATACAAGCCAGCTTCTATCAATTACAGTAGGAGCAGTATACTCTGCTGGTTTGCCATTAATAGATACGATATCTTTCTTTGCAATTACTCGATATGGAATAAATCCATTACCTGATATCACAATATAGTCATTCGAAATATGCTTTGGATTTGGCAAGATTTCGCATGTATACTTTATAATCGATGGCTCATAGTAAAAAATCTCGCCGATAGAAAGCGGATAATTACGAGCAATAAGCTCAATCATTTAATATCCCACCATAGCAGTCAAGAGCAGCATCCCAAACACTCTTGGTCGCATACCTGCTCTTGACTGCCAATCTTCATCATATAGTAATTCTACCACAAGATCTAGAAGTTGTACAGGATTATTTTAGATTTGTTTCATTTAAGAAATCTGTTACCATTGACAAAGCGATGTCTAGAAAATAAGAACGCTCTTCATCTTCAAATTCGCCATATCCTTTTGGATAAGCTTCATACACTAGTTTACCACCCACATCTGGACATTCTACAGTAAAACGCCCATGACGAAGCCGCATATAACCAACTGTTTTATTATCCAATAATACATCATACTGTTCTGGATATGAACCACCAAATGACGGTTCAGGAGTTATTTTCAATTGATTAATGCTTATCATTAGATAGCAAATCCAATCTTTGGAAGTTCCATATTCTTCTTATTATTAAACAACTCAGCCAGAGTGCATGAACTATTAGGAGGCTGAATACCAACATCTGCAGCTGCCAATGCAGCTTCATCAACAGTAAGTTGCCGACATCTCATAAAATCAAAACAACGTCCCGGTCGAACAAGAGCTGAATCGATACGACGAAAGTCAGTTATATTTGTAGTAAAAACAATTTTCTTATTAGTAAGAGGAATAAGACCATCAGAGACATTTAGAAATCGTGCAATGAGCTTGTTAGCATCTGATTCGCGTGATGTAAGAAGAACATCAGAATCTTCGACAATGAGAATTGATGGATTATTCTCAGTAATAAAATCAATAAAAGTTGAGTCAGACTGAATAACTCTTTCATCATATGTAATATGAGCTCGATAACCAAGATTTTGATATCGAAACAAAAAATGACGAAGAAGAGACGTCTTACCAGTACCAGCTTCACCAGCCATCAACAAAATCGATGCTTTTGAAGAAATATATTCATTCAAATATGATTCTATACCATTTTTGAGCCATGGATAAAATGAGTCTTTAATTTGTTTTTTTTCACTTATTTCTAGATTAATATCTTTATAATCGGCTCCATGTTGACCATAAAAATGCCAACGAACATTAGGAACACTAATATTTTTGAAAGTATTTTTTAGTAATTTACTAATTACATTGATTTGATCTTTATAATCATCAACACCAATAAGTTCGAATTTCCATGATCCAGATTGTGGTACATTATATTCTAATTCTGAATCGGTTGGCCGCGGCGAAGTTATAATCAAAAGCATATTATCAGAAATAAGATATAAACTCGCTGATGACGACTCCATATCAGTTGGTTTAAATTGAGTGCTTGGAAAAAACTCGGCGCAAAGCGAATATGTAGTATCAAGAACTTCTTTAACAGACATAGTAAATGAAAAAGTAAAAGTTGACTCAATAACTCTTACTTCTTTAGTTTTTAAAGAAACAAATTCATGTTTAAGAATACCAGATGGGTGATTAAAAACACCAGTACTACTATAGCTAATGTATGAAGGAGACATGGTTAATCCTATATTATTTTAATTCTTAATGCAAGTTACCTTTGCCACTCGCTCCCAGCGATCGCCATTAGCCTTGCGAAGATTAGCAATCTTAATGACCATACGCAGCGACAGTTCACGAAGAGTCTCAGAATTCTTTTCGACGAAGCGCATAACCTCGCCAGCCTCATGCCAATTCAGGTAAGACAGGAGACCCTGCTTAACAACCTGACGAATACGGACAAGATAATCCTGCTTTGTCTTCATCGTAAGATCGACATAATGCGAACGCGACATCATAGCCTGAAGATGAGGAGCAAGCTTTGAACCCCGCTCAATGGCACCATCAAAATCAAGATTAGTAATGAAGATGATCGAACCATTGAAGTCAAATGTACGCGGAATGGACTCGGCCGACTCTTCATCAATAAGAGTAGCTTCCGAAAGCCAAGAAACTCGACGACGCTCAGTGGTATCAGCCACAGCCTTCAACAGATTAAGAGCAGTATCATCAAAAAACACCGAGTCGGCATCATCAAACACAATGACCTGACCGGGATTACGATATTGATACAGAAGCTTGTAAAGACCAGTAGCCTTTGCGTAACCACGAATAAAAACGTGGTTGTCTTCCTGAGGATCCCATTCACGAAGAACTTTTTCAATCGTGAAAGACTTGCCAAGACCAGCCGGGCCAGAGACAATCAGCGAGCGCGAAACGCCAGAAATAACCGACTTAGTAATATCCTCAAGCACCTCAAAACGCTCAGAGATACGAACATCAATTTCTTCATCAGTCTCAATGCGAGCATTGAGACGTACTGCGGGAAACGACTGACCCATATCCAGCTGCTTCTGAGCAGCGCGACGGGCCTTCATTGCAGTACGATCATACTTTCCGCGAGGCATTCTGTATTCCTTCATTCACAATCAATATAGTCATTCTATCCTAGATTGATGCTGATGTACACAGGAAAGTACTGTAATTTTATTTCAAAGATTCAAAGTATCTTGAAATAAAAGAAATGGCTGGGGTGCCAGGATTCGAACCTGGGAATGGAGGAATCAAAATCCTCTGCCTTACCGCTTGGCGACACCCCATTAATTACTTTATGGTAAAATTACGTTATCATTATTCCATCTATTAAAATACTTATAGCCGAATCGATTCAATTGTCTAGCAATAGAATTAGAATAAGTTTCCATAATAAGAACTGGTTTAAACTTTTCTATAGTACGAAGAGCTCCTTGAATGACATTATATTCATAACCTTCTACATCTAGCCATATCAAATCACAATTATTTAGTGCAAGATCATCAATAGTAAATACCGGAATAAAACTCTTATTAGTCTTGATTACTCTATGCATTCCAATATTTCCAACGTCTAATTCACTGAGTGTAATCATTGAATGCTGAGAACCAAGAGCACCATTAATAGCAATTATATTATCTTTTTGACAATTATTAATTAGACAATAGAAATTAAGTTTATCTGGTTCGAATGTATATACTGTTTCAAATATATTTGATAATAGTCTAGGATATAGGCCAGCACATCCGCCAGCTTGTACTACTACTTTTTTATCACGATCAGCAAACAGTTTAAGCAAATTTTCTTTATGATTTACTACCCAATCAGAAGCTGTCCATCCACCTGGGTCAATTTTTCCAATAAAATCTATAGATTCAGAAGCTCCTCTATCATTTTCCGGCCACATCCATGGACCAGCATCATCAATAATCGTTTGGTTTATTGTTGTTTTGTCTTTGTATAGGTCCATTACATAGGTCTCATTGTTAGGTTACCGAATTAGTGGTGGGATTCTGTTTCCACGTTCCCACCGGACGCAGATTAGGCCGCTAGGGCATAATCATGTGCAACATTATCGTTGACATTTACTTTTGCTTCTTTGATCAAGAAATTCTCAATCCTAACGACTTCAGCATTGCCGATTCTCCACTATCTATTCAGTATTAGTCGATCCCTATCACCCCCATCATAGACACATCACTCACTACTTTTATGATCACTATTATGTAGTGGGTTGCATTTTGTTCTAATGTGCCATGCAACTAGCACCTCATGATGTGTCTATGGTGGAGGTGGCGGGAATTGAACCCGCGTCCTATATACTTATTATGATAGCTTCATTGAATTTAAAAATATCTTAATTTATCTTTACATGCACGCATATACAGGTCTATAGGTCTAGTTAATTATCTATAGAAACTCCTTGTTCTTTCATATACTTCTTACCTACTGATTCTGCTTTTTTCTTATTTGTGATAAAGTGGCATTGTCTAATCTTTCCATTTCTATGGAGAGTTAACAAATATCCTGTCTTGGATGTTCGTTCGCCATACATAACATAATCTAAAACAAATACTTCAATACTATAGGTTCTAATGTCTGGTTCGTTTAACCATTCAGGAACTTTACTCATAAGCATTTTAATACTCTTTAATAACTTCTATTCTATATTTATTATAGAATCATTATACACTTATTACTTTTTAGACTTTAGAGGCGAATTAGTAAGCTTTCCAGCAATAGAATACTTAAGAAACTCAAGCATTACATTACCAAGTTCATTGGCTTGGTCTTCAGTAAAAGCAAATGTAGCTTCGTTTTTATTCTTAGTGATAAAACCGCCAAGAGGACCAGTAAAAAAATAATGATTCTTCTTATTGTCGGTTACTCGTACGGCCCAATATTCAGTAGCCATTAATTCTTCTCACACCAAGCATAAACTTGTTCTAAAACAAGCTCATTGGTCTTATTAGCTTCTTTATTTCTATAATTTTGCTTATCATTAATTTCAGAAGCAATAGTCCTGCATTCATTTAGATTAGAAAATGAATGTCCTTCAATTTCCCAGCCATACGGCTGTACATTAAGTGTTAGTATTACTAATAGCCATAATCTCATGATGAGTTCTTCTTTCCTACATTTCTAATTACATCGGGATCATCACCGACATATTGAACAGCTCCTTTATTAAAAAGAGGTGCAATACGACGAGACTTGGCTTTAATAGCCTCAATGGTTTCAGGTTTTTCGTCGCCTTTTCGGATGCGTTCCCATATATCATTTATACCAGCCGTATAGACCATAGACTGATTCGGCTTCGGCATGGGCTTAGCATCCCATGTAGATAGTAGTTTTGGCTTACCTAGCCGAGCACGTACCTGGGCCGGAAGAAGACCACGTTTGGCTAGCCACTGGTCGTGCTCGGCTTTCGCTTTTTGCAATCTCTTATTCATATATTAGATTATATATTAAATGACAAGAAATGTATATCTAATAATTAAGTCTCTTTTGTTTCCCAAAATCGTACATGAAAGTGTTTACCGTATGAATCAATTTCAAATTGAGGATATCCACTATCCAGTAACCATTGTTTCATATTGTCAGGCCTATTACCATTAGAATCTACATAGTGTTTAGGAAAACCATACTTCCAACCACAAGGAGGATCAATAATCAATTGTGTATGGCTAATGTTGGTATTTGAAATATGTGCCATCATATTATCCACAAACTGTTCCACTTCTTTCTTATTCATACATATCACAATCGTAATTATTTACTCATCACATTCAATATTTTATTGAATGTGGAAGGAAAATGGTACACCGGGCGGGGGTCGAACCCGCGACCAAGGGATTAAAAGTCCCATGCTCTGCCACTGAGCTACCGGTGTATATTCTTTTATATTATATAATCATTCTATCATAGATTTCAGTGTTTGTACACTACTATTTAAAATCATATTTACTTAAAGAAATAATAATATCTTGAACTTGTTTAATATAATCTTGACCACGAATAGAATAACGCGTCATATAATTCATTAGCTTAATAGGATCTTTAGTTTGCTCTCTTGCCGCTCTAAATCCAGCATATGCAGGATGTGTATTAAGATTAATAAAGTAAGCCGTAACTGATTCTCTGTGAGAAACAAAAGGTTGTGGACGATCGGGTCCTGGAGTCCATGGTACTGTAGTAGAATGTGTACCTCTAGATTGGATTTGACCAAACAATCCTTTACCTACACGTGCTGCATAAGACATTCCCCACCCAGACTCAAGAAGAGATTGTGCAAGAGCCATTTCTACTGGAATAACATCTACACGTCGAAATAATTCAATTTCATCTTTTACGCCATAGTGGATCTTCATATCATTTAACCATAAAAGATCTTCTAAATCATTATAACCAACTAATTGTTTAATTAGTTGTATGTCAAAAAGACGAGTGCGATATGATTCAATGATAGCATTTTCTTCTTTTACCATATTACCAACACAAGTCAAGAATGTTTCTTTCGTCGGAATACAGTCAGTTCTAGATATAGTATATTTTCTAGAACTAACATTATTAAGACGCGCGTCATTCTCATTTATTTCCATGGCTGCAGCTCGTAATAAAGCAGCATGATAATAAACAGGACCATCTTGCCCAATTGTACAGGTCATAAAAAATATACTCAGCGTACATACATATATGTACACATAATACCTGTTCGATAGCAGAGAAATGAATCTCTGCATTATTTTAGAAAACACTTTTTATATTCTATATTACCGAATTACAAACGGCTTGTACTCATGGATCATTTTAGTCTCCTTTGTACTTCTGTTTAAAACTATTCGTTTTCTATAGCTGGACTATAGTGGTTAAGATCCAACTCATTTTTATCAACACTGAGAATATATCTTTCAATATCAGGATTCATGATCTGACGAGGATTAAGAATTTCACGCACTTTCTGAATACGCTGTAAACATGCTTCTAATGTATTAATACACGTGTTGTCTAGATATCCATCTTGAAGATCTGTTACAACTGCATCAATGTTTGTATCAATACTAGAATCAATAGCATATTTAAGACCTTCGTCTGTAACTTTAGTCTCAAACTGAGGAAAAAGTAAATCTATAATTTGCTTTAATTTAACATCCGAATCAGCAACTTCATGTCGTTTAAATATACTAAACATAATATAACTCCTAATCAATCATTAGTATTTGAAGAATAATTGCGACCTATATTGTATTTACTGACAAGTATCCAGTCTTGTTTTTCTTTATGAGAAATAATTTTAATACGATTCATAGGCGTTCTTGGATTTTTGACTTTATCGACTTCAAGAATTTTAATTAAATTCCATTCTTCTAAAAGAGCAGCAATAGTATTTCTTCTACCTTCGTCTTCTTCATTGAAATCTGTAGATTTTCCATCAAGAGCAAAAAGCTCTTTAAAATGAATAATTACATATCTACCTTGCTTATGTAATATATGACAAGACTGAAATAACTTCTTTTCTTTTTTAGAAGACACCCCAATACGAGTTAAAGTCTCTTTGATTTTAAGAAAGTCTTCTTTAGTATTAAGATCAATCTCAATACCATGATTTAAAAATATATTATTATTTTCCATGACACGTTAGCCTTTTTATTATTATAGGTCAACTGCCAAAGAACCATTTGCAAATCACATTCTGCACATACTTCCAGGCATTTTACATGTTATATTTATTTTCACTCTAATCTCTACTTTTTGAGCTTTATTCAATGCCAGTAGTCATAGTATTCTTAATATGATCTAGTTGATCTTTAGTAAGCGTATTCATAGTTTCAATAGCACGTCGATAACTATAACCATAATACTTCATGACAGCCATTAAAGTTTCAGTCTTTTCTTTCTTATGCCATTTAGAAAATCGTTTCTTAGGTCGAAGTGAATTAAAATAATAGTCATATTGAAGAAGTCCAGAGATATGATGATTGATATTCATATCTTGAGCATACATTAAAGTATCCGGATAATATGAAAGAGCTCGGTTGATAATAAATGAACTATATTCATGTTCATTTTCATTATCAATTATTCTCTTCTTATTATGAGATACCGAAGAAACTATATCAAAAGGATTCACTGAAACTCCGTATTGATCATAATTTCAGTAATACAAGCCATCATAGTAATTTCAGGATCTGCTGCAAATGCGGATTGATAAGAATACTTTGCAATGGTAAGTACTAAAATAGGAACTGTCTGAGGCTTAAGAAACTGAGCCGATTGATCATATAGTTTGCGATAAATTGCATTCTGATCTTGATCAATATTTTCAGCAACCCACTTTCTAATTCCAGTATAATTTTTTGATTTCATCATTTCTACAAGATCAGCAATTGATACTTCCTGCATATCAGTAAGAATACCAGAATCGATCTTGCCAGTAGACGAATAACGCTGTAATTCATTTAATACGCGACGCCAATCTGGAAAATGCTTTTGTACTACAGAAGCAACTACAGCCTTATCACTTTCAATATTTTCTTTTTCCAAGATATCAATAGCACGTCGCATAAACTGAGCTGCCATCTTAGGTCGATCAGTTTTACCAATAATAAAATCAATTACTGAACATCGTGAATGGAGTGGTGCAATAATTCTATTTCGAAAGTTACATGTAAGAATAAATCCACAATTGCTTGAAAATTCTTCCATGAAATTACGAAGAGCTGGCTGTGTACTATTAGCATTTAGATAATCAGCTTCATCTAGAATTACATATTTTCTACCGCCAAGAAATGAAACCGATGATGCAAAATTCATAATCTCATTACGAAGAGTATCGATATTGCCATTCATAGATCCGTTAATGACAATATAATCACATTCAAGCTCATTTAACATAGCTTTAGCAATTGTAGTTTTACCAACTCCAGGTGGACCTGATAGAATAAGATTGGGTATCAACTTGTTGTTAACAAACTCTTGAAATGTAGTCTTAAGAGTTACTGGTAGTACAACATCCTCTACAATACGAGGTCGGTACTTTTCGACCCAAAGTGAATCTTCCAAAATATAACTCCATAATTTAAAGATCTATGCCAAGTGCAGTTTTAATATTATTCCGTACAAAAAGTCTACCTTGGTGCTCTCCTGAATTATACACCATTTCCAACAAAGAGTAAATCTTTTTAATTAACTCTTCATTGCCCTCAATGCATGTTTCAAAACATGGCTTATCTCTATAATATCCTCTAAACATTTTAATTGAATTATCTTCAATGATGAAACGGTCTTTAAATTTCATCAAACTCATAGTTAAGCCTCGAATGTAGAATTGCTTTCAACAGCAATAAAGTAAGTAAGATCTGTAGTAACAAACTGCGAAATACCCTTTGCCGAAATAGTAACATCATAATCGCCGGGCATAATCTTAATATTCTCTGACTTAAAGATAAATCTAAACTTCTTATCAGTTTCTCCAACTTCGGCAGCAAAATTATCCGAGGTTGAATTCTTAGAGTCCGAAGTACCAATTGTAATATTATTACCGGCACTCTGAACCATGATTTCAGGCAAACGTAGAATTGATACTACCTTATTTACATCTGACATTACATCATTAGTAAGTTTAAACTTAACATCTTCAGATGGCATTACAATTCGCTTATCCGGCGGTGAGATAATAGTTTTAGGATCAGCGAAAACATAATTCATTTTCTTTTTATCTTCAGTGATAGTGGCAAAACCGCTATCAATTACTAATTCTGGATCCTTGAATAAGGACAAGGCTGACAAAAATCGTGAAATATCATAAATAGCAAACTCAGATTCAAATTCTTCTTCAATAGAAGCCTTAGCCATAATAGACTTAGAAGAAGAAATTGTAGCAATAGACTTGCCAGGCTTGATATGAACTGACGGATTAATTGAAGAAAAATTCTTCAAAATCTGAATAGTACGCTGACTCAACTTTAACTTTTGCATAATATAATTCCTATTTTACTTCTTATTCTTACCAAGCATCTCAGGAGCAGCAGTAGCTGGTGCTCCAATAGATGCTAGATCAGCAAGCGAACCACCAAAGATATATGTTCCTACATGGGACATCTGCATCCAAGGACAAAACCATGTCTTCATATTTAGTTCTTGAATTTTCTGACAGAACCAATAATCTTCTGAAAGATAACGTTCTGATACAGGATCAATTTCAGCCTGAAAGAATTGCATAATCTTACGTGATCCATCAAAATGCTCGGTACGTACATGATCGGGCTTATAAGCATAATGCGGAAAGGCTTCTGCAAACTTCTTAAGAGTATTCTTACGAATCATCATAAACCCAGTTCCAATTTCAAGAACTTCTACGGGTGAATTAAGTGGAATATTGCCTTGTCCATTCTTTGGATTAAAAACATAATCGCCAACAAACTTTTCAAGAACGCCTGGGTCATTATCAGCCACGCCCTTATCAACTGCATGCTTAATTTTTTCCCATGAAATACACTTTTTAGGATAAGGCCCACCAATTACGTCATATTCTGAATCATCATCAGCAAGTGCAAGAAGAGCAATAACATCCTGTGGATTAAAACCAATATCAGAATCAATAAACATTAGATGAGTAGCTTCAGATCTTACAAATTCATCACAACAATAATTTCTGGCACGAGTTACTAATGACTCGTTAAAAAGAAAATACATTTGGAGAGAAATACCATACTGTGTACAGAGAGCTGCTAAATCTGCTATAGACTTTGCAAAAAGTCCTGCACATGCTCCACCATACATAGGTGTAGCAACCATTAGTTTACGTTCTCTTAGCTTTTCAACTGAAATTTCAATATTCATTGTGTATTCCCTTTACGATAATGATCATTATATAATGCAAAAATGATATAATGAAGTGCTTTAAGTAAATCTTTCTTGTTGTTTCCGTTTTTCTGGCCATACCGCCACAAATATTTCATAGCAGTATTTCGAAATGTAGGCGTAGCATCACCCATAGCAATCCATGCATCGATACATTGGATATCTTGGTCAGCTGATTTATAATGCTCGCTATATGTAGCATCAATATATTTCTGGAGATCGGCGAGGATTTTGTCCTCAGCATATTTATATGGTATAATCACATCCAATTCTTTCATTCTATAAATCCTTTATATTATTTATACCGTAGAAATAAAATCAGTAATAGTATTCCGCTGATAATCTAATATTTCATGACTTTGTCTATGATTTGATTGAAGTAGAAGATATGCATTAACCATTGGTCGCTTGCCCTCAACAACTGCCATAATTTCAGATGCCATATGTGTAGCAGTACCAACTGGTACATTTTGACAAATATGATTAAGATTACTCTTCGGCTTAAGCAATTCAAAATCTTCTGGTAAACCCATAATAGACATACATTCACGTACAGTGAGATATCTATCTTCTGAATAATGCGTAAGAGCTGTTGGTAAATGTCCGACAAATGCTCCAATATGATGCTTTGGAATTGTCGTGCATCGACGCATAATAGAACCACCAGCATCTAATTTTTTAGCTATTCTATCACATCGTGCTGCAATTCTATCATGACCAAGTTTACGCATATCATCAGCTACTTTATAATAAGTATAGCCTTTATGCTCTAGCCAATCCATTGGATTGGTAGTCTTATCAATTATACCATAAAATTGTTTATGTGTAACACCTTTTTCAACTACATCTAAAACATATTTGTACATAACATCCCACTCACTGGGAGTTTTATCATTTGTTAAATCATGCTGTGATGCATTTCTAGATACTGAATCTAATAGATTCTCAATAGGTGTAACAGTTTCATTAAAATAGTTAAGAATAGGAATTCTATCTCCGCGCCAAAAGAAATAAAAGGCGCGTTCTCTTACCTGTGGTATGCCATGCAGAAGTGATTTAGTCCGATATATGGACATTGTATAACCATTCATACGTGCAATTGCGGCAAGTCGTTGAACTACTGGTCGGCCAATTTTACCTGCAAATTGTGGACTATTTTCTCCCCAAAATACTTCTGGTTTTAGTGTTTCTAAAACAAATTCAGCTGTCTTATACATCCAATCATTTGCTGCAGCATCTGGAGATGCATGATGCGAAAGTGTTGACAATCCGGCGCATGGGCATGTAGTTCCAATAACGTCTACATGCTTCAAGTTAGGTAAAGCTTCTTGGTCTAATACATGATAAGGTACATCTTTATAATAATTTACTATATGCGAATCATTCGAATTGAATGGTGAATATGATAGTAAATATTCAGGTCTAGAACCAAGAGCGCGTTCTTGTCCTAAAACCTGTCCTCCAATAAGAGGTACTATAAATGAGTGTCTCATCTATCAATAGCTTCTAAAATACATGTAATTTCATTACACTGTACATTCTTATCAAGTGGATGATTTGTATACAAACATTCATATTGGCGTTTAGCAAGAGTAGAAAGTTCAATATCACTCATGTTTTCAATTTCATTAATATTGAGACCTGTAAAAGCTTCTCCATAGACCATTCCTTCTATATCTTCACAGAATAGAATAGATCCTACATCTACTACCTGCTGAACTCTAGAACGCCACCAACCAGAACCTGCATGATAGTAAACTGGCATTAAGCAACCCCAGTTTGCCTGATAAACTTTACACATTTCAGGTTCAATAACACGCTCACTTTTGTTTTTTCCACGGCGTGAACCATAGATATTTATCGGCCACTTTGCATTTTTCTTTTCAAGCCATTTACGAGTTTTATCGTGCATAAGGGATGAAAATACCCACGATCTATTTTTTACTATATTTTCAGACGTATCAAAAAACATACTTAAAGCAGGTGCATCTTCGCCGAAGTTATTTTCAGGACGACGATTCATATTATATGGATTTGGATTATACTGAAACATACGTTCAATATTCCAGCCAATATTCATCTTATTTAAATCACCACCAGCAAAAGCACAAATCATAAGTCTATTAGTTTTAGATATGATAATATTGCAAGCATTAATATAATCTTGTTCATGACTTATAACTTTTTCTTTAGAAGAATCGCCAATGTATAAATTAAAGATATAATCGCGATAAGGATCGCTAATTTTATCTACTAATTCAGCACGATAACGATAAATGCCATTTAATACTTGATTGATTTGCCAATCATCAAATGCTAGAATACAATTTGGTCGAGCTGAAATAGCATATAAACCATCATAGATATGCTGACAAAATGCATTAGTAGAATGTAAGTATACAATTACTTCATCGTATTTACTTAGATCTTCACCAATAGTTACTGCACGCTGCTCAACTTCCCATCCCATATCTTCTAAGCATCGAATAAGTGAATACTGAGAGTTGAGAATCTTAAGTTCTTTACGAAGAAAAAAATCGCGATTACATTGCTCACGATTCATACCAGTAATAAGTATCTTTTTCATAAGTTATTTCACCATGTCAAAGTGTCGTTCGTATATATGAAGTGATCCAACATTCCAGTAAATATCTCCAGTTTGAATATCAAGCTTTTGTGCTAGTAACTTTTGTACATGTTCCTGCCATGCATAGTCATTGCGATATCCAAATACGACATCATTACTGCGCATTTGAACATGCGCCTCAAGACGTCCGTTACGGATCATGTATTGTACAGCATTAGTACACATGAAATCGGACATACCATTTTTATTATAATCTTCCCACATTATAGGTCGAGTATATATCATGATTGCACGTCGCGAATCTGGATTAGTGCGCAATTCATTTTCTACACGATGAAACTGATTTACATTGTCATATGAGAATATACACCATCCATAATTCGAATTAATGCGGCCATCAGGTGTTGCTACTTGCTTCCATATAGCTGGAGGACCACCTGGAATATCATTCACATTAAGAGAACAAGAATTATACCATTCAATCTCACGCTTAATATAATCAGTATTAGGTGTACCAAAAATAAATGGTTCATCAGCAATAAATGATGCTGAACGAAGCTCAAGCATTCTGCAACCGGTTTTATCAGTTACAAAAAACTCACCACGTAAAGCAGATCTAAAATAATCTCTAATATTACTTACATTATAATGTTTAAACATTATTACTTTACAATCTTTTTATTAAGCCAATCGCGATCTGGAGTCTGACCATCAATTTTGCCACGTGAATATGCGACAAAGAAAGCACAATAATTGATAAGATCCTTTGCTGAATCTTCTAGCGATTCAAAATTAGGCTTGTAATTAGTATCATTGGTCATGGCTTCCATAACTGATCGAATACGAAGAGTCTTGGCATGAATAGCATCCAGAATACTAAGACAACCATTTGGATAATAGTCAGCCTGTCGAATATTAGAATTTGGATTTTGATAGTCGTTTGACTTCTTTACCATAATAGCGCGACATTCATCTAATACGCGCATTGATTCTGTTTCTGTTGTTTTCATGTCCATCTTTGGTACCATTGGCTTTAGATCATCTAAATGCATAAAAAATTGTTCCTGATCAGCATTATTATAGTTCCCCATTATATTTCACCTCAGTTTAATTTCTTCTATATGTAGAAATCTTAATAGAGTGCTCATACAGTGTCTTAGACCACCGTGTACCGATAGTAGAGATTTGCAGACACTTAGAGAGTGGGTATGACCTAACACCCTCGCCGTTATTGCGCCGTGCCTTTTCCCAGCAGTTCTTATGGTCTATGCAGAGATAGATAGCGGCTGATTCGGTTTCAGACTCAGGAATCATGACGAAGAAGAGCATATCAACATTGTCGACTTTCTTCCACATAGTCCTCGTCTTATTCTCTCCTAGCCAGAAACCTTTGGTCTTATTATTAAGGCGAAATGTCTTTACCTCATAGGTCATACCACCAATGGTTCCGTCCTTATTATCATCATACCAATCATCAGAGCGTCGAGTCTTGAAAGCAGACTCGACGGCTTTCTCACCGATGTTGCCAATAATATATCGAGAATCACTGTTTGTAAGCATGGCGTATTCTATCACATTCTATAGGGATTGTAAACTCTATTATGTTCTATTTGGCCCAATAATTTTTTCAACAAATACTTGGTCCAAAAGTGAACGCATATTATCATGATCTGGTGGCGTCCAACCTTCTGGTTTAATTAAATCAGGCAATCCAAGTGGATTTGGTCGGCTGTTTTTAACACCAACTTGCTTTTTCATATTTGCTGCATGTACTCTATTCCATGCGTCATTGCCATCGATACCAAATGCATCAAGTGTGCCAATTGCAACTACACACAAATCAATAAGTGCATCAATTGCATCTGCTGGAATTTCAGCATTCTTTAGTTCATCTAATTCTTCTTGAAGAAATTTAACTCTAAAATCGAAATATTGTACTAATGACTGTACACTCATATTATTTACTGCTTTATTTACGCCAAAATGTTCATGCATTTCAGCAATATCTTTAATCCAATTATCACTCATAAATCCACTCCGGAGGTTGTCTTTTAGTAAACTTAAACAGATGTTTCTTTCCATTCTTATAGTATTCACGATAGTTAATTACTGGATTAGCAGATATCTTATACATATCCGGCATAGCACATCGCATAGTTGTGCTTTCATATTCCTTTAGATTAAATGGCGGCGACTGGAGAGTATAAAGAAGATCAGTACACTTATGTCTCTTATTATAACGATAAGTGTATTCATCGAGCAATGCAGCAAAGTGATCAACAAGCCATAGATAATTTTTTACTGATTCACGACACCAGACTGCAGAAGGATGCATAGCGTGTGTTGCTTTATACAATACAGTTTCACGCCCATCATATAGCTTATACCGCTTGATTCTACGTCCAGTACTAGAATCTACGTACAGCTCACCGTCTAGAATACGATGAGCCGTAGAAAGCAATTGTGCAGTTTCTAGAATCATTTTAACTACATGACGATCTACTAGAGATTGTGCAGCAATTACTGGATTATTATCAACTTGAAAAATATTCATTTCAATTCACTATAAAAGTTACTTCTTTTTCCAAATTACGGGCTTGTTATTCCACATGCCACATTTCATATTATCATATCCTTGAGAACGAAGATACTGATTAAATACCTTTCCCATCTTAGATTGGTCAATAATACGATCACCATGTTTGTATTCAGTAAAATGCCCAATAGCCCAGACATTAAAAGAATTAGCAATAACCATGTACTTAGGCTTAAGTCTATCAATAACCATCTGTACATGATCAAGAGGTTCATATAGATGTTCATAAAATTCCGATGCAAATACTAAATCAATTGGCTCATTAATTTCTTCAATAGCGCCAACTAATTCAAAATTATGAGTCATAGACATCGACTTACAAAAGTCCCATTGCTTAGTATCACGAAGATTTACTGCATAAGCTTTTGCGCCAGGATACGCCTGTTGCAATGCGCATGTGCTATAGCTAAGACCACAACCAACATCAACAAATGATTTGATATTCTTTAATTCTTCAAGTGCGGGATTCTTAAGCAGCTGTCTAATGAATAGACGACTATAAGTCTTAAAACATTGAAAAATATCAATAAAATAATAGTCATCATCATATACAGAATATGCTGAATCCATATCATTTTTTTCTAGATGCTCATACCACTTAACAGTAAGTGATTTAAAGAGTTCATCAGTTTTTACTAATTCACGCGCACGATTCTTATCAATTTGTATTGATGGATTATAATCAATAAGAAACTGTTCAAACATAGTCTTTGGCTTATCTTCAAGAAAATTCATTAGTACTCCGGAGATGTCATATTACCATCTTTTCTATAAATTTGTACTGCGTCTGATCCATACATTGGACAAACCATAATCATTTCAGGTAAATCATTTTCATGTTTACCCAATTCACCACATATAAAATATTTTCCAGATTTATCTGGGAATATATGTGATAAAATTCTTTTAAGTTTAGTATTTTCTTCGGTTAGTTCTTCAATAGTTTTCATTGCTTTAGTCGTCTTTCAAACTTCTTCATTTTATTTAAAGCTTGATGTCTATGATAATCAGTAGCATGTTTATAAAATATATCACCATCCATATGATGCATTTCATGTAGAAAACATCTTGCTGTCATGCCAGTAAATGTTTCTGTGCGAGTATCTCCATTTGGAGTATTAAAACGCACCCGAATATGTCTAGGTCTCTTAATCTTAACTACTAAACCTGGATAACTAAGACAACCTTCTTCCAAGTATACCTGTTCTTCTGATGGATTTACTACCCTTGGATTAATACATACAAAATTTTCAGGAGAACCTCTCATTGAGAAAATACGATAAGGAACTCCTACTTGATTTGCAGAAAGTCCAATGCCATTAGAGTCATACATACACTTAACTAGATCATGTGCAAATTCAATCATATCAAATGGTAAATCATTAAAATCTACCGGATGACATACTGAATTCAAAATTGGATCAGTTTTACTTACTAGTTTCATTGAAACTCATCCTAATAAAATAAGGCTTATCTAATTTATGCATATTCTTAATCATATTAAGAGTACCTTTAGATTCACCATCCCAAAGAATAATAGCAGCATCAGCATATTCTGCCATTATGGCATTACGTATTGGACCTGCTGCATTACCATGTTTTGCCCAATCTGCTGGAAACTGTTTAATGACTATATCATTAGCCATAGCCCAGGTTTCACCTAGAGTATCAACACCGCGCGCTTTACCAGATACTACTTCGGTGATATCAAATCCAGACTGTTTTATGGCTTTGACTAGTCCAAGTCTATCTGATATATTGCGACTACCTGCTATTACTACTTTCATATTACTATATTACCATAAAAAATAGTTGATGTACACATCTAAGCTGCTATTTTTGAAAAGTTTTTTACCTTAGTAAATTTAAGAACACTCTCAAATTTGTCAATAAGAGTATCTTGTTTGTGAGATATGATGAATGTATTAGTATCATTTGTTAATCCATCGAGCATCTTCATGAATTCATCAGTACCATTGGTATCAAGAGAAGAATCAAATACTTCATCAAGAACTAATATATTAGTATTGATAGAATTACGTAATTTAGCAATTGCTCTCCATGCAAATAGAATTGCTAGATTTAATCTCATTTTTTCTCCTTCAGAAAAAGATTCATATGAGAAATCATCACGAAATCTAGACTTAATTGTTTCTTGAAAGTTTTCATTGAGTTCAAAATTTACAAAGAAATCTAATGCTGATAGATACTTATTAATGAATTTATTGATAATTGGAATGTATTGCTTTACCAATTTAGATTTGATACCGCCATCCTTAAGCATTAGTCCAGTAAGACTTAATACTGAACTATATTCAGTAAGAGAAGTAAGTTTTATTTCTAATTCTGTTTTCTGTTGCTCTAACAACTCAAGATTTTCAGAATTGGTAGTTTTGGTACGGGTTTCTATATTTTGTATTTCACGCTGTGTGCGTTCAATATAATCATTGTAGGTCTTAATTTGATTATCAATAGTAGCTATTTTTAATTTAATCTCATTCATAGTATTTCGATTTTTTATTGTTTGATCTACTATTTCTTGAGCTTCATTTAACTTATTTAAAAGTTTTGGTATAGATTCATTAATACTGTTAATCTTATTGCTTATTTCATGTATATGAGATTCTCTAAATGAAGAATCAATTTCCTGAGTGCAAGTAGGACATGTAGTATTATTATGAAAAAATTCTGAATCAGTTTTCAAAGTATTCAGTTTTAGTTCAAGTTCATGCTTAATCCTATTCATCTTTTTAATACTATCAACAGCGGTTTGATCGTTACTAACCATTGTAATGATATTATCTACTTCTAATATCAATTGCTGCTTTTTAGTATATGCATTATCAATTTGATCTTGTGTAGATTTTATAACTTGCTTTCTATCTTCAATGATTACACGATCATTTTCTTCTTGATCAGCTGAATGTTTCTTTACTAACTTTATTTTTTCATTAATAATACGCTTTTCAGTTTCAGCTGAACGAATATCTTCATTATTGAAATAGATTTTGTCTTTAAGCAAATTATTCATGACCGTGAATACTTCAAGATCTAATAGATCTTCAATAATTTCACGGCGTTGACCTGTTGGCAAAGACATAAATGGAACATAAGAAGCTGATCCAAGTACGACCACTTGACAAAACGACTTATAGTTTACTTTTAAAACAGTTTTTTCTAATACTTCTTGATAGTCTTTAGATTCAGCAGACTGATCAATGAGTGTACCATTGATATAAATCTCAAATATATTTGGCTTAAGACCTCTAATAATTTTATATGAATTCGGGCCAATACTAAATTCTACTTCAACAACAAGATTTTTACGTGTCATTGAGTTAATCAATTGTGGCTTATTGATTTTTCTAAATGGCTTACCGAATAGAGAATATGTTAAAGCTTCTAAGAATGTAGATTTTCCTGCACCATTTTCACCTATAATTAGAGTAGTTTGTGACTTATCTAATTGAATTTCAGTAAACTCGTTGCCTGTAGACAACAAGTTTTTCCATCTAATTTTATGAAATTTAATACTCATTCGAGTTCATTTGCCTCATTGTATAGATCAACCATAATTGACTTAATTTTCCTTTTATCAATGCCACCGGTTTCAGTTTGATCAATAAATTTAGTAAATATATCTATAGTTGATTCTGCTTCGTCAATAATAGAATCATCGTCTTGAATATCTAAATTAAGATGATCTTCTACTACCTGAAGTTCAATAATTCCTTGTTCTTCGATCTTTTCCATATATTGATCGAATACATATGGATTGCTTTTATTTCTGACAATTACTTTTACAATTTTGTTTTTAAATTTGTTAAAGTCCATGCCAAGTATTTCGTCCATAGAAGTATTAACATCATCATATAAAGTTTTTTCAAAAATATTAATTGGACTATTTACAAACTCAATATCACCAGTATTAGTGTCAAATATAGCAAATCCACGCGGATCATCATAATCTGACCACGTATATTCCATTGCGGCGCCCAGATATTGAATATTATCTGTGCGTGATCTATGGTGATAATGTCCAGAACATACTAAATCAAATTTATCAAATTCTGCTTTACTCATGCCACCATGTGATGGAAGTCCACGATACATTTGAAATCCGCCAAATTCAAAATGACCAAAGCAATATACTGCATTTGTTTTCTTTACGAGTTCAAACGTTTCTGTGTAGTTATCATCGCATATCCATGGCACAAAAAGAATTTTGCATCCATCAAACTCTACTTCTGTAGCTTTTTCATACAAATATATATTACCATTTTTACCGATTATAGAAAATGAATTTACTGCATTAGTATTCTTATGAAAACAATCATGATTTCCTAATATTTGATGATATGTATAATTGTTTTTATTGATTACATTCAAAAAATCGCGCTGAAGACATCTTGCTGTATTAATATTCACATATTTACGACGATCCATTAAATCGCCACAGTGAATAATAGTATTAATATTATGCTGTTTTAAGTACGGGAAAAAGAAGTCTGTATAATATTTTTTAAAATAATCAAGAAATTTTACATTATCCCCACGTATTCCCCAATGAGTATCTGTAATTAAACATATTTTCAAGCGCGCTTCCTAATCTTAATATTAGTAGTAGATGCCTTAGTAAGAGCTGTATTACACGCATCTCTAATTGTACGTATTTGCAACTCGTAAGCCTGTCTTTCATTCTGACTAGTTGCATTAATCATCTTTACCAAGAGATCTTTTATTATATCTGGAACTAAATAATTATTATTCATGTGAAAATACCTCTACACCTTTTTTCTTCACTGCTTTGATTTTCTTTTTTCTGGAAGCTTCTGATTTGTCTTCAAATTCTTTAATAACATTATCAGATTTATAATCGCTATTTTGGTTTGAACCAAATTCGCTTATAAGATCATCAATAATGAAATTGTTTTGCATATTCTTATGCTTAATATAAGTCTGCTTTTTTTCTTTTTGAATTCGTCTAATAAAAGCATTCCATGCTATCATAGTAAAATATGCAAATGGATTATTAGATTTGTTTGGATCAAAATTATTAATAGCAATTATGCAGTTTTCTATTCCATCTGAAACCATTTCATCTCGCCACGTATAGCCAAAAAACTGCGGTTTAAGTGCAAGCTTATTACAAATAAGATATATACATTCACCAATATATTCCGGAATACGTGGTGGATCTGAATCAATATCGGTTAATTTTACTAATTCAATATACGATTTCATAGTTTCATACATCATTTTATTGTTTACATAATGTACTGTTTTTTTCTTAATCATTCTAATCCAATACGATATAATTTATAAGGAAATTTTTCTTCAGCATATATTTTAATTCTTTCGAGAAAATGTAAAAGAGTATAATTCTTTTTATTTTTCCAGACTAAATCATCAGCTATATCATATAATACTGCAGATGTTTTAGTATCAGATTTACGCAATCCACGACCAATTGACTGAAGATTACGTATACGGGATTTAGATGGTGAAGCAAATATTACTGAGTTTAAATTTTTAATATTTACGCCTGTAGAAAACGTTCCATATGAAGCGACTATAATAGCATTATTTTCTAACTCTACTATTCTTCTTACTTCTTCACGTTCTTCACCATCTACACCACCATGAATAAAGAAAATCTTTCTATCTTTATTAATGTCTTTATTTAATAGATCATGTAATATTTTACCATGTTTTTCAACATATTGAAACAAAAGAAGTGTATTACCTTTAAGAGAAAATACTAAATTTTTGATAAATTTATTTCTTTTTTCATTTCTAACAATAAAATCTATTTCATCTTGATAAGAAGCTTTTGATAATTGCTTTCTTATATCTTCTGGATAACTTAATACTAATGACTTGATAGTAAAATCTGCAAGATGTTTCTGCTCAATTAATTGAGCAGTTGTTGTAACTTTTTTAACTGGACCAAAAAGACCCTGTAAAATAAGTTCATGACATGCAGTACCATCAAGTGTTCCAGTAAAACCAAACTTATATCTGCAATTACCCATCTTTTCCATAATTGAAATCATGGATTTTGCTTTAAATAAATGGGCTTCATCGCCAATAACTACTTCAAATTGGTCAAACCAACTCTTTGGTTGTTTATAAATGCTTTGCCAAGTTGTACATATAATCTGTGAATCAGAATCACGTTCTTTACCACCATGAATTTTATGTGCATTTTCAGTTTTACCAGAATAATTCTCAAAGTCAGATACCATCTGATGTACTAGAGAAATTGTAGGTACAACAATAAGTGTTTTCTTATTATAATACTTTGTTAGTAAATAGATAATAAGTGACTTACCGGATGCAGTAGGTGATAGAAATAAAACTCTACCCTCGCGAACACCAGAAACAAATGATTTCATCTGGTAATCGCGAGGTGTAAGAGTTAGACCTAGGTCATTAACGAATTTATCTCCCTCAATTGCAGAAAATTCTCTATGAGTTGTATCAAAGTCGTATTCTATAATGTAATTACGCTCACGACAAAACACTTCTAATTTATGTCTTAGACCACAGTATAAAAGACTTTGTAACATCTTATATACTCTAATTTTTCCATCCCATATTTTATTTCTATATGATGGAGTAAATTTAGCCCCAGGCACATCAAATGTAAAGTATAAATTAATTTCTTGAGCTATACCTGGATCACAGTCTAACTTATCATAGGTCTCATTAAAGCGTGTTACTCTAATAACGTCCATTACTTAGAAGCTAAAGCTTCTTTCTCTGTCTGAATTTGCTTCCGACGCTCACCTGCTAACTTACGCAATTCACCAAGTGCCTTACGCGCTCGAGCTGCAGATGCCTTTACACCCTTGCTAACAAACCGTGTATTTTCTTCAATGTATGAATTATATGCATCAGTAATTTGATCATTAATTGTCTTTTCTTCCATATTATGCTCCATTTTATCCGCCCATGGTAAATCGTAAGAAATCAAGTGCTGTTTTAAGTTGATATCCACGATTATGAATTGATTTGATAATTGATTCTAATAAGTCCACTTTTTCTTGCTGCATTCCAATACGAAGTGATAAATTAATAATCTGTGTATCAGACTCCATATATATTGGAACATCCTGCTTAAGCACAATACCTTTAGGCGGTAATTCCCATCCTAGGTCTTTATGCTCTTTTGTAGCACCCATAGTGAACATTTCATATTTGTCTTTTTTCAAGACTTTTAGTTCTGTTTCAAGCTTTTTAAGAAGCAATCGTTCAGATACTAGAATATTAATATATTTAGAATGCAGCTTTGGAATCTTAAGAGTTTCGTTTCCAATTTCGGTGGAATCAATTTGTGCATCTTGATTCCACTCACTCATTATATCTTCTATTTTCATATTATCTTATTGATAATAATATTTTCAGTTTTGTCTTTTTTCTTTCCATATCTTTATGGTTCTATCAAGTCCTTCATCTAAATCAACTTTAGGACTCCAACCGAGAATAGATGTGGCTTTATTATTAGTAGAATTTAATACATAAATTTCGCCATGACGCTTAGGCTTTGTATCCCAATTAACCTTTCCATTCCACGATAGTTTATTTGCAATTTTTTCTACTAATTGCTCAATACTTAACGCATTATTTGGACCTGTACAAAATGTGTGTCCTACTGACTGGTTAGGCTTTTCTAATACAGTATCATAAAGATCAATTAAATCGTCGATCCATAAGAAATTTCTATATGGCTTGCCATATCCGAGATTAATTTCATTTGGATTATCTAACATTTGTGTAATAATTTGCTCTACAACAAAAAAATCATTATCAATTCTACCATATGTATTTGTTTGTCTTAAAATACAATATGGAAAATTATAAGCGCGTTTAGCATAATCTAGATAATATTCACATCCTACTTTAGCTACAGCATAAGGAGCATTTGGATTTTGAACTGTATTTTCATCAAATACAGGCAATACAAATTCCTTATTATCTCTAATTAGATCACTTTCTGGCTGCCATCCATATGTTTCCATTGTAGAACTGAAAACAAATAATTTTAATTTTAGTTCAACTTGTCTTATAGCTTCAACTAAATTGACAGTACCTACATAATTAACTTCACTAAAACTGGTTTGTTCATAAAAGCTTTTTTCTACTTCAGTTCTTGCAGCAAGATGCACAATATAATCAGGTTGAACATCAATTAATCTATTTCGAATATCTTCAATATTCAATAAATCACAGTTGAGATCATATAGTAAGTATTTTCCCTCAAACCTATTTTTGAGATATCCACCAATAAATCCAGACATTCCAGTAATTAATACTTTTTGCATTATTCATCCTCTATTAACTTCAAAAATAATTAAATTATTATACCATACATTTTTCAAATTCGGTAAAAATAAATGTTAAAATAGTGTAATATTTTTATGCACATTTCCAAAATGTATGGTATAATAGGTGTATCACCTAATCAATAAGCAGTTAGTTAAATCTTATCAATGGTGTATAGTTTATACTTGAATACAGCTGAAGCAGTAACATAGTTTACATCTTCCATAGTAGCATCGAATGTAATATCACCAAGTTCAATTGGATAAGCATCCTGAAATACTACAGCATAATTAGCTGATCTTTTTGAGTTTAGAATATCTAATTCTATATCTGAATAAATACCTTCACCACTCATAGGATCTTTATCCTGTATATACTTATATTGATCGAAAGTCTGTGGTTTACCCATTTGAACTATCCAATTATATAATTCCATATAGTTTTGCAGATCTTCATCTACTTTAAATTTAATAGATAAAGTATCAAAATCTATATGATCACCAGGTTTCGGTAAATTCACAAATGGATTTGGTGTATTTACAGCTGGTAAACTCATACGTGGTATAGTAACTTCTTGAATAAAAAAATTAACACCAGGCGCTTTTTTAATTAAGAATTTAAAAGAAACTGGTGATAAAAAATTCTTATTTGCTGGTGCTGAATCTATAGCTGACATTTAAACACTTTTCCAATATTTATTATTAATCATCTACTGAGTGTTGTGCAGCAATACTCCAGATCTTATTACCATTTTCATCAGTATGATCGTGTTTGTATACCGTTGAATGGTAGATCTTTCCTCTTTTGGAGATAGCAAATTCCATATAGTGCTTCTGACCAGAATTAGCAACTGCAACATCTCTAATTGATGACTTAGGATTATTTCTATGATTCAATCTCATATAAACAGTTGGATGCTCATATGAATGTACATATGTACGATAATGTGGATGTTTATTCATGGCTTTTAGCTGAGATTTATTGAGTATCTCAGATGGATTTTTATATTTAGTAGATTCTAATATGAATTCTTTGAATGTTTTCATAAACTTATTTATATTGAAAAAAAGAGGAGCTCTCAAAGCTCCTCTTAAGTTTATATTCTTTTTTTCTTATTATTTACAACTTATTTATACATTATAATTATTCTAAAATTTTCAGATTATTATTTTTTTGTTCTAGACTTAATGGAATATAGTCTAATTCTTCTGCCATTTTATCGCCATTTTTCATTACCCATATAAAAAATGCTATAGCTTGCTTTGATTCTTTAGATTTCAATGTATCTTTATGCATTAAAATATATGTAGGTGAAGTAATTGGCCATATATTATTTTTGAATGATTCTGTATTTGGTTTTATTACTTGATCATTGATATTAAGGTTGATCATTTTTAAACCATTCTGTTTTGCGTATGCATATTCTACATAACCTAACGCATTATTATTCAATTTAATATTGTTGGTAACACCTTCGTTACCTTTTGCACCTATGCCAATGGGCCAACTAACTGATGATCCTACACCAATTTTATCTTTGAATGCCGTATTTAATGCACTAAGCCAGTTAGTAAAAAGATAAGTTGTGCCACTTGCATCGCTTCTTCTCACCGGTATTATATTTTCATTATTTAATTTGTTTAAATTACCAAGATATATATTTGCTATTTGATCTGGTGTTAATACTATATTATCTTGCTTAAAGTTGTGACCAATAACAACACTTCCAGTAACTAATGGAAATTGAATTAATCCAAATTTATCAAGAACATCAGCTTCAAGAGGCATATCGGTAGCACCAAATGTAACAGTTTTGTTCTGAATTTGTTTGATACCACCGCCACTGCCAATGCTTTGATAATTAATTATAACACCAGTATCTTTTTTAAATGATTCTGCCCATTTGCTATAAATTGGATATGGAAAAGTAGCACCTGCTCCTGTAATTTGTGCCATAGCAGGAATAGTTATAACACATAATATAATACTTAACAATAGTTTTTTCATCATAAATTACTCCAAACTTTAATACTATATTTAATAATAAAAAATATTAAAATAAAAGCCGATTAGTACGTACTAATCGGCTTTTACTTCTAGTTTAAATATGAAACCGAATTAATTCGGTTTCATTATGATGCTTACATCAAGTTTGTAACAATAAGCTTACGGTAGTAAACATTTGTATTGACGTTAAGTACGCCAAGACCCTTAGATGTGCCTTCAGCAAATGGATTGGCTACCATTCCGTATCGTGTCTTGAAACCAATCTTTGGCTGGAATGACATTTGATCAACTGCACGTACCATCTGTAGTGGAACATATGGGCAATAGAATACGCCTGCATCGAAAGCGCTTGAACCCTTGTATCCAACTGTTAGATAGTTACCACCAATTGCATATGGGTCAACATATACACGGATACGTCCATTTAGAACACCAGCAAATGTGCTGCCTGTGTCATCTACCTGTAGGTTATTAGAATTTAGTGCAGGTGCATAGTCTAGAACACCAGCCATCTGAAGAGCAGATGCTACGTCTGATGAGCAGATAAGAACGTTGCCCTTGCCTCTACGTGTTTCACGAGCAATTCGGTTACACTCACGCTCTACCTGGAACATTAGACCCTTGAACTTCTCAACTGACCAACGGCCATTTGAATCTGTATCTAGGTCGAAAATACCAGGTGTAGTTACGTTATCCTGTGCACCAGCCTTAGCAGTAATGTTGATCTCGCGAACAACTTCACGATTAATCTCGGCTAGAATTTCAGCTGAAAGGATGTTTGAAAGCTCTGTCTCAGCGTCTAGACCATGGATAGCTTTAAGATCCTGAGCGAGTTCCATTGTGTACTCTGCCTTAAGAGCACGCGACTTAGCTGTTACTGTAACCTTTTCAATGGTGAATGCCATTTGAGCAAAAGCAGCATTTGAATCTGTACCGAGAGCTTCAGCCTGGGCTGTTGACATACCGAAGTTTGTATTATAGAATGCTGTAGTAGTCATTGCTGTGGTATTTGTCTGACCAGGAATAGAAGCTCCTGGGCCTGTTCCAGCTGCCTGACCAAATGTAGAATTGCCAGCTGTAACAGTTGAGAATGCGGTATTGACTTCGTTATAGAATGTCTCACCACCAGCTGTAGCATTTGTAGTATTGGAGTACTGCGAACGCATTGCAAAGATCAAGCCAGTTGGGCCTGTCATTGGCTGTACGCCACAAATGTCATATGCAATGAGATTTGGCATTGCACGACGAACGAGTGAGATTAATACAGGATCAAATGTATCGATAGTACCGCCAGACGACTGTGAACCACCGGCTACAGCATTAACTGGAAGTAATGACGAAATTTCATTTAATGACTGATAACCACCTGTCTCGCGTAGTGCTTTCTCAGTATTCTCAAGCATTAAAGCAGTAATAGAACGCTTGTGCTGGTCCTTAATGGTACCAAGCGCATCGTGATCTAATACTGGCGCCCACTTCTTCTGGATTTCTTCGTTGAGGAACATAAAGTCTTCTCCTTGTTTTCTAATTTCTATTTATTAAAAGTCTTACTTCTTGGCTGTTCTTGAAATAGCCTGAACGTAACGGTTTACCAATGTATTTGACACTGGCTGTGAATCATTTGTCTCAAATGTTTCTTCTTCAATATTAGAAGATGTTGGTGATTCATTATTAAAATATGTTTCTTTGACAATTTCTAACTTTTTCTTAAAGTTAGAAATATCGCCATCAAATTCAATCTCTTCTGCAAGAGACTTAAACTTTTCTTGCTGTGTCATTACTAAATCAGAAGCTAGCTCTTCTACTACAGAAGAAAGTTCTGTATTAACTAGTTCATCCTTTAGACTTAAGTTTTCTGTAATAGTTGCATTAAGTTTGTCTTCGAGCTCAGCTACCTTATCTGAAAGACTCTCAACAACATCTACCTTGTCTTCTGGTAAATCGATATAATGCTCAGCAAATAGATTCTTTAAACCTTCCATGAAATCATTAGTAAGTTCTGTACGAAGTGATGACTCAATAGCCACTTCATTTTCCTTCATCCATTCCTCAACTACGTAATTGAGATACTTATCTAAATTCTCAACGCTTTCACTCTCAATACGAGCAATTTCTTCATTTAATGCTGTCTGAAACTCTTCAACGAGCTCTTCACGAGCAACTAATAGCTGAGATACTACAGCTGCTTCGAAAATGGCAGTAGCCTTTTCTTTAAACTCTTCAGAAAGATCTTCATTGCCAAATAGATCGGCAACATCTTCTCTCATTGTCTGTCCTGGAGTAATAGATGCTAGCTTAGACATTGCATCTTTTGTTTTTGGTCCAGCACCAAGAGTTGAATCAATAGATGACTGATTCTTACCAGAATTGTCACCAACCTTATCAGCTTCGTGTCCAATAAGTGCAATTGCCTTATTAAACCAATCAGTCATATCTTCTTTGCCCATGGCTGAAGCCATGCTCATCATAGTCTTCATCATTGCAACCTTAGAACCATCAATAGCCTTTGGATCGGCAATAGATCTAGAACCAGCTTTAAGAGAAGCTGATGCCTGAGTATCTTCCTCATGCATATCTTCTAAGCCGTCTTCTGAAATTTCTTTATTCTTTACAGTCATATGGATTTTCTCCTTGAATCTTAAGATTATTTATAATTAAATTCTTTTAAGAGATTCTACAAAACTCTCAAAAAGAGAAAGTTGGCGTTCTTCAATCTTAGAACGAGACAACTTATGAATAGTTTTTTTAGTATCATCTAATTTTTGCTCAAGCCAAGTATCTTTAACAGCATCATATAACCATTCACAGTTTTCCATAATACCTTTAACATAAGCATCTGGTGCAGATGGATCTGCAACAATATCAGCAGCTGTGGCTAAACGAAAATCATCTTGAACTTCCATAATACCATCTTTGGTTGGCTTAAGTGTTCCAAGACCACGGGATGATACACCAAGACCTGCACCAGAAAGCAAAAGACCTTTTGCTATATTACCCATTGGAGTATTGGTAAGCTTTGCTTTGCCAACAAAGTTATCACCATCGCGCTTTAGCTCTGTAATAAGATGAGATACTCTATCTAGATTGATTTGTGGTCCTTGTGGATGACCTAATTCACCATAAGCACGCTTATTATTAATAACTTCATTGTTATATCTGTTAACTTCTTTTTCCATTACATTAACAGGATAAATTCGTCCATTACGATTTTTCTTATTAGCTTGTAAGAAAATGCCATGAATAAAGTGTTCTTTATCACCGTTTTCTTTTGCTTCGGTTATATACTCTACTTCTTCATTTAGTTCTGTAAATAGACGCATTTTATCTCTCTTTAATTTTTATATGCTACTGGAACACCAAGCATATTAGTGCCTTGAAGCGTATCTGTAGGAGCTTTTTGAACAACGACATACTGGGCATTTGATACAGTTACATTAGCATATGTAGTTCCACCATTAGCAAATGTTAATATACCTGATACACCGGTATTAATTACACGTACTAATGTTGAATTAGCAACAGTTGTATTTGATGTTAAAGCTATTTCTACGCCTAATGGTTTAATTATCATCATTAAATTCTTCCAGTATCTACATTAGTATTGGGAAATGTTATTGGTGTATCAGTCTGCTCTTTTTCATCATGATTACCATAAATCATATAGTCATGAACTGATGATACCATTTCTTTTGCTTGTGCAATCTTTGATTGCACCCATGGCTCAATATCCATTCCCTGAGGCATCTGTGTTACTAGATGCATAGCCTTATTAGCAATGGCGCGCAACTCAGTCTTTACCATTGCGGCTTCTCCATCAGAATTTTCGCGTGGAGGTGTTGATGTTGCACCAATAAGAGGTTGAGCAATATCTTCTTTAATAGAATGAACTTTATTTACATGGTTAATAAGATCTGCGAGACCTGATTTTGTTCTGCTAAAAGACTTGTGTTCTCCAGTTTTCTTATTATAATGCACATATTTATTTTGATTATGCTGGATATAATTACCATTCGGATGTTCTAGATGTGAAAAATTATAGAGACCACTAACATCCTTGCGCTTATAATCACGAATAGGTGAGTTTGCAGGAATTACAGACTCCTTTATATCTTCTTTCATCGCCTGTTTTGTAGCAGTAGCATACATTACACTCTTTGCTTTTTCGCCATAGCGCTTGCGAAAGTCACCAAGCTTCTTTTTCATGCCCTTAACAATTTCTTCGCGCTTATCCACTTCAGTAGCAGACATGGCGCGCTCAGCTAGACTATGAATCTTTGGGTCATATTCGGATTGTCTGATGCGCTTAACACCACCAGCACCCTTTTCACCCTTCATTGTAACTAGAATATTCCTTGATCTTTTCTTTTCGTCAATCTGTTCAACTTCTTCTTTAGTAGTCGCATTCTTCATAGCATCAGCTTGAGTGGTGTGATGCAGCATTCTTTTCTTGTGATACTGCTTTGACTTTGCATCTGCCGAACTATCTTCATAATTCTCTCTGTGCCAATTAGCTGCTTCTTTATGTGCCTTAATGCTAGGTTGATCCATAGCTGGCAATGATGCATGGCTCTTCTTATCCCACTTCATTGCTTCATCTAGTTCGACTTCTTCTTTAAAGTTTTTGGCATGCTGAATTAGCTCTGGAACAGAGTGGTTATCAGCGTTCTGAGTAATTACCTTGTTGGAATCAGTGTGGATCATCTGGCTCTTGGTATTGAAGTGTACCTTGTGGCCAGTGTTTTTCTTGATTAAAGAACTAGTCGATAGACCACGTGATAGATCATTGCCATAACCCTCGCTGATATGTTTCTTTGCAGCAGCATGAGCTGCTGAGACATCATCATGATTTGAAATACCGACAACTGTACCATCTGTTATCTTTTTAACAGAATAATTATCAGTGTTCATATTCTTGCGAACTTGCGCACTCTTATTTTTTGGCCCAGAAATATACTGTTGAATTAAAATTTCATCAATCTGTTCAACTTCTTCAGTAGCCTTTACTCTTGGTTCTGCTGTACCAAAATTCTTATCGCCCCACTTCTTTTTTAGAGCTAACTCTCTACCAGCCTTACGCTTCTGAACCTCAGCCGGTGAACTATAATCCGGATTTGTCTTATTAAGATAACGTGATGCTAAACCACGTGAAATCTCGTCAATAGCTTCTTCTTTAACAGGCTTTTCTTTAAGAACTGGCGGACACTTTTTCATGCCATGTGCTTCACACATCTTGCCAGCCTCTGTCATATTACACTTGGCTTCCTCATAAACTTTTTCATCTTCGCCGGGCTTATAGCCGTGACCTTTTTTGTTCATTGTATAATTAATATTATTTGCTTGATAGATATCATCTTCATTGCCAACTCTGTCAGCATGCTGTTCAATCTTATGTTTATCAGCAAACTTCTGTTCATCACGTGACTTTGGTCGATAATCGACACCAGGCTTAGATCCAAGTATATCTTTATCTTTGATCTTTGAAGACTTTACTCCATCTAGAATCTGTTTAAGAGTCTTGGCCATTATTGTTTTCCTCAGTGTCTATATCAGCTGAATATGTTTCATCATTATTTATTCCGTCTTCACTTTCACTTTCATCAGTATTATCGGTATCAGACAATTCTATATCATCTGGAAGTTCTTCAACAGGAACAAATAATGTTTGAGCCATTTCTTGCTTCTGTCTTTCTATTGCTGCAGCCACTCTTTGATTCAATAAGTCATTAAACTGTGACTGAAACTCAAGCGGTTTTGCTTCATTACTAGCATTTAATAGAGCATTTAAATCAGATTCCATTACATATTCTCCATTCAACTATACAATGCCTTTATTTTTAGCGATAATCTGTGAAACTTTCTTTAATTCAGATTCATCTTGAAGAGATTTATTATCCTTGCGCATAAGCATATCATATCTAACTTTTGCTTTACGTACTTTTGCTATTTTATCATCTTTATCAGATGGTGCAGATGTTGCTTGATCACTAGCAAGTGGCGCTACTTGATCTGATGGTTGAGGACCACCCATTGAACCATCTTGATCTGGTTGCATTTCAGATTCATCAGGCATTTCTTCTTCAATTTGTTTATCTTGTTCAATTATATCATCTTCTGTTTGTTGTAAAATATTCTTTCTAGCCCAATCTTCAGAATAATATTTACCAATCATTTGTGCATTTTGCATAAGAGACATTAAATTAACACGATTTTCAACAATTTCAGCAGTCTTTAATTCTTCAAAATAATTATCTTTAGCAAAATCAAATTTAATCTTTGCTTGTATAAGTTTCCAATCTTCAATAGTCATTATATTCTTTAGTACAACTTGTTTTTCAAGAATACTTAGAAATAATACTGAAAACCTACCGCGCATACGAGTTATAAAGCGGGCAAATTTAAGTTCATCTCGTGTTACTTCAGTTGCTCTGCCAAGTGAAAATAAAGCATCTGAATTTAAACGATTTACTGGAACATTAAGTGTCTGGTATAATTTCTTTTGGAAATAAAGAACATCATCCATTTCGCCAAGAGACTGACCTCCAGGAAGTGTTGTTACTTCTGTTCCACGGCCACCTTCGCGTCTTGGTAACCAGAAATCTTCTAGCATTGTCATGAATTTACGATCATCGCGCACTTCGCCAGTATTACCATCGTAAATTAATCTGTTTTTATGCTTAACCATAATATCACGCACATATTGTTCGGCTTTCATCTTTGGAAGATTACCGACATCAATGTACCATATACGACGTTCAGGCGCGCGCGCTAAACGATAAATTACTAATGAATCTTCAAGTACTCTAAGCTGATTTAAAGCTTTAATTCCTTTATGAAGATATGAAAGAACCATGGTTCCTTGTGTATCAGTCAAACCAGAAACTACATGAACAATAGAATCTTTTGCAATTTTTAATCCAGTAGTACTAGGCCCTACTACTTTATTACCATAATTGAAACCGCGCTCATTATAAAGATAATATTCATTTTTTGTAATAGGTAGTACAACTTGTAAATCTACTGATTTATCAGGTATTGGTTTTTTAGCAATTTCTCTAACTTTACGAATTTTACGAGGATCAATATATCTAATTTCTTTTAATCCTATAGAAGGATTTTTAGGATCAATCATTGCATGATAATATAGACGTCCGTCAATATACCAGCGTCTAGCTATTTCATAAGCGCGTCTGTTAAAATCTAATAATGAAAGACAGTTTTCAAATTCTTTTTGTACCGCTTTCTTTACTGAATCGGTTAAATTGTCTATTTGATCTAACTCAATAGATACAATTTTTGGTTCAGCAATGTCCATCATCTCATTGATAATTTCGTCAACAGCAGAATCTATTTCTGGTTGAAGAGACATTTCTCTATATTTAGTTACTAATTCAGCTTCAGTTCGAACTGTTCCGTCTAAATCTACATAAGTACCATATGCTGCTGCAGCTGAAATAGTTAAAGCACCATCGTCTGTTTCTTTTGTAACAAACGATGGCTGCTCTATTTCATCTGATTTAATCTTCCGGAATTCAAATCCGAACAATGAAGCCATTTATTTCTCTCCAACGACGATTTAAAATCGCCAAAATACTATAAGAAATTAAATATTATAGATTACCAGAATATTGGTTAATACCACCGGCAATCTTACCAGAAACTTCTACTAGTGGAATCCAGTAATCATATGCAAATCCAACATTGAAAGTCTGAATAGAATTTGTTGAATCCCAGTCTAAATCAATTGCATCAATTACAGTTGGGAATGCACCGATAATTTCATATTCACGGATAATAGATCCATCCTTAGAATACTGAATTACATTCATAGTGGCCTTGTAATTTTCAACGTTTACTTCGGCCTGTCTTGTATTACTTATATGTCTATTCATAGCATTTGACCACTTTTCGAACATGGCGCGAACACCAAAGTCCTCATCATTCATTACAGTAACACGCCAATCAGCGAATGTTCTATCACCAGCAACCTTGATCTTACGACCAAAGTAAGGTACCTGAATCGAATCAATATTCGATTCAGGCAGTGATGCTGCACGAGCTGTAAATTCAAACTTATTAGCCGATGTTAAATCGATTCCAATTACAGGTGGAGGACTTACAGCTACACTGAAAAGTGCAGGGCGAGCACCTCCATATTGTAAGCCTCTAGTCTTAAACTGGTCAATATTAAAAGCCATCGATGTACTCCTTATTCTTTTTCTTATTTAGCTGTTCAAGTTCATGTTACTTTAATTATCTTTAAAAAGCCCCAATCACTTCGCTAAACTGAACACCGGTACCGACAGCCACGAAGTTAAGCTGAATAAAGTTAATCGAACGAGCTGGTTTAATATAGATATCACCGACAAAGTTATTAGTATCAATTACTTGTGCAGTATTATTTGTCTCATCACATACTACCTTGAAGTCATAGATACCACGACGTCCTTGTACATCTCTTAGATAAGGCGTTACTAGATTAACAAACTGTCTACGTGTAAATGCATCATTGAATTCAAAGAGCGAATACTTAGCAGCCGTTGCAATTGCCTTTTCAAGAACAATGAAGAGTCTTCTTACATTAATTCTATCAAACGCAGATGGTTTTGCCTGTAGAGTCTTATCACCATATAGAACCACACCTTGACCAGGAAATGATACTACCGGATTAATACTATTCTTATAAAGAATATCGCGATCAGTCTTTGTTGGATTAAATGCTAGTTTTACTAGATTCTTGATCTGTCCACGATTGAAACCAGCAGGTGACCACCAAGCATCATTTGTTTGATCTGTACGTGCGCAGAGACCGGCGATATCACCATTTAGTGGAATCCAGCGATATATATCATTGTGACGATCATACTGATACTTATAACCAGAATCGATTATTGCATATGATGTGTCATGCAATACGTTTCTCCAGTTAACTACTGATGTTGCTTCATATCCAATATTATTTACAACAGTTGACTTATCAGGCGAAATAACAGCAACACAGTCTTTACGCTGGTTAGTAATATTATCAATGATATAATTTGCTAGTTGGAAATTAGTAACAGTTTGTCCACCAGATGCTACTGAACCACCAATTCCCTTGCCCTGCATTACAATTGATACATCAATATCTTCTGCAGAAGCAAATAAATCATATCCTTGAGAAACTACAGCAAGCGGAACATTAGATTCCGAATGTCCATCAGATCCAAGTGCAAACTGCGTTCTAAGTGGTGTACCATTTGTAGAAGAAGCAACATTCATTGCATTAGCAGATGCAGCTGCTGATCGATCATTAGCCCACCAAATATACTGTGATTGCTCATTAATTACAGTCTTATAATAATTACTTGATGTATCTGAGCCCTTTGCATCAGTGGCACGTGATAATCCCTTATAAACTTCAAGAACTGTTCCAGGTGTACCGGTAAATAATCCACCGGCATCAGATACTACTATATGCAATTCATCATTTGCAGATGTATTACCAAAACTCTTTACAAAGTTAGATTGACCGGGAGCTATATCTACTATATTATAATATTCCCAGAAACGATTAAGTGTATTACCATTTACTAGTGAAGTATAATCGGTAGATAAACGATATGTGTCTTCAAAATTAAGTGTTACATACGAAGATGTTGCATTACTGGCAACATTTGCAATACCAGTAATTTTTAAATACTGTGTTCCAATAGATGCATTTCCAACTTGTAATACATCACCAACTGATACATTAGCTGCGATGCTAGTAGCAAGAGTATTTGAAGTAGTATTTGGTGTAGATGCCGTAGTAGCTATAACACCGGTATTTGAACCAATGCTAATTGAAAATACTGGCACCCATGTTGTATTAGCAATAGATGGAGTAGAAGCATAAGCATTCGCAGAACCGCATGTTGAAACTCTTAATGAGTTTCCAATTCCGCCTGGAAATTTTGCAACATATAAAATATCTGTATCAAAAGTACCATCTAATGCTGTATATGCATTTTGATTTTTTACTATCTGGCCAGATAGATTTGCTACAAATGTGCCTGGTGTTAAGGCAACAGCTGAATATGTTGTATTGGGATTAGCAAAATATAACGTAGCACTTCCACTTGATGTAGCATTCTGTGACAGAACAATAGCTGAAGAATTTACTGATGAAACAGTAATATTATTGCCAGCGGCAACACCAGTAGTATTTGATTGAGATATATACATTCCAGCAACAATACCAGCAGTTTGGGGGTTTGTTGCACCAACTAAAACGTTATTAGATACTAATGTTGTAAAAGCTAGACTTGGTGTATCTCCAGAAGTATTAGCAGTACGAGCAACAATTAACTGATTAGAATAACCAAGAAAGTTAGATGCAGTAAACCATGTTTCTGCATTTAAATTAGTAGGCTTGCCATATCGATTAATTAAAATTGTTTCGCGATCTATAACAACTCTCTGTCCTACTGGACCCCAACCAAAGATACCCGCGATTGCACCAACAGAGGTCGATACGGCTGGAACTACTGTTGTTAGGTCAATTTCGCTAACGTTAACGCCAGCACTTAACTGAAATGGCATATGTTTATTCTCCTTGATCAGAAATTCTCATCTTAATTCTTTCATTATTTATAGGTTATCGTTTTCTACAATGATCCAGCGTTCGCCATCTGATGTAATAATTTCGGAATCTTCGCGACCATTGTTGATAAATCCAAATGGCAGTATGTCATCACTGACTTCATCTTTGGTTTTTTCTCGAATTTCTATAAGAGTATTTATATTATTTAAATCTTTAAAATATTGCTGGCCAGTCATCCATCCAAATAATACTAGTCCCATAACTAGATCATCATTTGCACCAGATTCAGCTTCATAACTATTATTCTTTTTAGAAAATGTAGTTAATTCTGATATAGTATCAGCATCATTTATTATAAGTTGATTCTGTTCTATTAACATTTTAAGCATTGAACAACCAACCGATTTAACGACTTTAGTAGTTCTAATACCTAAATCTTTACTAGATGTTCCAAATCCAGAAGTCAGCTTTTTACCGCGAGGACCTCCGGCTTCTGTGCAGAATAAATTCTCATATTCAAATTCATTTTGAAGTGTCCATGCTGCTTGTTCACCTATATCATTTATTTCTACTAAAATATATGCAGAGTTATATAGTGTAGCTGTTTGTAAAATAACTTCAGCATAATCCGCTACTAATATATTATTACTTTTAAATGTACATACTTGTTCGTATGGCATTGAAGTAATATCAATGATAGAAAATGCCGAGTAATCTAAACCTTTACCTCTTGCAACATCAACAATAACAACATATTGTCTATCTTTTATTGGTGTTTTGTATTGCTTAAGACCGTCATCATTTTTCATGATAGGCTTTTGATCAACTAATTCTTGTAGTTTCCAACCAGAAATGAGAGTGCCAGAAGATCCAAGAAACTGAATATTAAATTCTTGATCAAATTTTTCTGTATCACCATTGAGAGCTTCAAGAGTTTTTTGTTTCCAGTTATCATCGCGTCCTGGTACTCTATGCCATGGCACTTCAATAACGTTAAAACCATTTTTGCCTTCTTTAGCAAGCTTAACAGTTTTATAAAAATGATTAAGACCGCGTGGTGTAGAAGTCATAATAATTTTCGTTTCAGATCCAGATGAAATAGTCGGAAATACTGATGCAAAGAATTCATCATAATTATCGATGAATGCGCACTCATCGAGATAACATATAGAAATAGAATGTCCACGAACGTTATCTGATGTAGTTGCTGTGGCAATAATCTTTGAACCGTTTTCTAATTCAAAAGAACCTTTATTCCAAACGGTGGTTCCTTGCTGCAACCACTTAGGCAGATACTGATATGCTAATTGAATTCTTGATAAAATTTCACGAGCAGTATCGCCTTTATTTGCAAGAATAGCTACTTCTTTAGATTCATTAAATATGATATACCAAAGAAGAAAAGCACATACAGTAATAGACTTACCGCTTTGTCGTGAAAGATTAAATGCACAATAGCGATTATCTTTCATTGATCTAATCATATCTTTTTGATAGTCACGAAGATCAAAATTAATAAGACCTTCATCAAGTGATACTATCTTCATATATGTTTCAGCAAAATAGACAGGATCATTTGAGCATTTTATCAGTTCTTTAACTGTATGCTCATCCCATTCTATTTTTTGATCAGCTCTTTTTAGATTAGGATTGCCTTGGTATGTCTTTAATTCTGTCATTATTACTCAATGTTTTCAACATTTTTTGAAGTTCATGTGTTGAGCCAACAAATAGATTATTATTAATAATCTTATTATCAGTATTATGTGGCGTATCTGAATTATGTATTTCTCTAATTTTACTTTGTATTTCTAAAAGATCTTTATTAGCATCTACAAGAGTCTTAATTAAACCAGCTAATACTTCATACATGCGTGGATGCTGTGCTTGAGAAGCTAGATTTACAAGATTATCTAAAGATATTTTTCCAGCATTTATAAGTTCTAGAATATTATTTCTAGCAGTGGTAAAATCTGTTTTAGCAGAATCATCAAAAATATCACCCATCAATTTCATTACTTGATTAGGTTGATCGCCAGGAATCATTGGTGTCATATTCATGGCAGCAGATATGGGATCATTATTTGAATTGTCAGTCATTATGTAATATCTTCTTCGCTAATTAAGTTGGTAATTACTTCAACAAATCCATAATCATCATCTACTTCAATATCAGCATATGGTACAGTAAGAGAAGCATTTGAAGTCGGTTCTCCATCAACCGTTAATCCTGGTTGAATTGTAAGGCGTTCTGCTGGATCAGTTATTCCTACACCTTGCGCAGCAGTATTAGTAGTTGGTATATAGAAGTTTGTATTGGCAAATTTAATAATTGCACTCTTGCGCACTGGACCATAGAAATATCCCTTTAATGTAAAATCAAGAGTCCAAATAATAGCTCTTCTTTCTTTAAAATCGCCGCTGTAAGTATCATCAAAACTTACATTATTTAAAATGATTGGAATATCTGGCTTGATATTTAGCTCTGGAACTAAGTTCGCAGTAAGAGTCCAGTCAGGAGTAAAAAATGGCAAAATTTGTTCAACAATTTTTGTGCCATCCTCATTATTCTTTACATACACATACAACTTCATATCAAGATTATATGGAACTGGATTATATTGATACTGCAGTTTATTTTTGTCAGTAGTATCTATAACAGCATATCTATTAACAGTTGGTAATTTTCTATTTCCATCATACTTTAATCCAGTCATTTCGAAAGACATTACTGGAAGTATTATTGCGGTCTGTCGATCAATAGCTGGATCTGATATCATGCGTGTCATCATCTTTTCTTTGGCCGCATATGTCAAAGGCACGGTGATGAGTTGAGTTCTATCGTCAGATAATGTTCTAGTAATCTGTATATGTGAAAATATACGACCAAACATAGTAATGTATTTTCTAGTAGTAGAAAAATACCACGGAGGATTACCCAATATACTCATTGATTATTACTCATTAGCATTTTTATAATCCACCGTTTTCGCTGAAAGGATCACTCTCAGAAAAGTCAATAAATTCATCTGATTCATCTTGTATAGTCTTATTCTCTGTGGTAGGATCTATTACTTCAAGATCATATTTTTCAGACACAATATAGTCGCTATCTTCAGTAAGAAGCGCTTCGTCAGTTTCTGTAAGAACTGACCAACTAATAATATTTGTATCAAAATTAACTTGTATAGCATCAATTTCTGCTATACCAGTATTAAAGATTTCATTTGAATATTCAAATAATTCGCATGTCATTTCCCATGTTTGCAGTGCGCCAAGTTGATAAAACATTTCATGTTTATTAACATACTTAATCTGAAAACACTTCTTATTTAATGGGAAATATATAAGATCTCCTTCATTAGGTCTAATATCCGCAGTATATGCAGAAACTTCTTCATTAAATACGCGTTGTGCAACTGAAAATATTACTTGATCTCTTATTTCAAGACCAAACTTAGACATAAAATTACCATCACCAGCAAAACCATCAATTGACTTAATATACATTTCAATAAGTACTGCGCGGTCATATGATGATTGATCATCTGTATAATAAAGCTTATCTAAATTATTGATATTACGTGGAATATAATATACATCTTCACCATAAATTTTAATGGCTTCAATAATCAAATTCTCAATGAGAAGTTGCTCTTGACTAGATTGAAAATTATTGAAGAAAAAAGACGAGGCCACTATATATTCCTTTTTGTCTATTTATTCATTCAAAAATATGATAATATATATAGTGTGCTGTCATGCTCTTGAAGCGTTTAATGATAGAGCCTGTGGGTTTTAATACCGCGACAGGCACTAATACAAAGTATATATTCTAGCCGATCATATCCGTAACTGGAAGTGAATATGAATAAATCATTTCTTTTTCTAGAGCTTCTCGCTCGTTCGTTGCATCATCTAAAATTTTAGCACCATTGAACATGACACCACCAGGTAATTGCATACCAGTGAATTTGGTGAGATTCCATCCCCACTGCTGCTTCATTAAACATGCAGCATAGCGCTGAAGCCAGCGATCAGACCATACTTTCGAATAAGTAGTTGGATCTACTATTTGATATGCTTCTAAAATAACAAAATCTCCGGGACTAACAATACCCCAGTCCATATCAACATAACATGCATTTTTATGTCGATTATATCTGATAGGTTGTTGTCCTACTAACATTTGTTCTAAAAACTGAACATGTTGTAATGCCATATAATATGGAACCATTGAAACAGATGTTAAAGTATATAAATCATTAAGAGCAATTTGATATCTAATATTGAATAGGTTATTAGTATTCAATGCTTGACCAACGGGAAACATTGAAACAACACCAATAATATTATCTGGAATGGGAATAAATCCACCTTTACGTGGTTGAAGAATTGCACCCGAACCAGTAGAAGTAGTTATAGTATAACTTGGATCAGTTGATAGATGATAGGTATTACCATTTGTATATAGACTATCAACCGGAACAGAGAGAATAGTACCAGTTGCACTTGTAATTGGATTTAAATTAATTACATCTGAACCTTGTGTAATTACAATAGTATCTGAATTAGAATATCCAGTACCGCCATTTCCAACTACGACATCTGCTAAATTATATGGGTAGTTTTTAGCTTGAATTTGATACTTATAATATTGCTTGTCTGAACCATCAAAATGATAATCAAAGAAATAACGAAGAGCTTCATCAATGCGATCATCAATTTGATCATCATCTATATTGATTTCAATAACAGGTTTGCCAAGTCTACGTAGGCAATACTCTTTAAATGATGCTCTATCAGTTGCAACAGCCATGTGTACTCTCTTTTTCTGTTATTTATGATTAGCTTATGGTACCATAACGCGTACCGGTTGCTAACCATGTGACATAACTATTACCAACAGTGGCCGCGCCGCCTGCACCACCAGCTGAAGGCCCAGTTGAATAACTTATGGGTGTATATCCATTTTGAGGATCTGGAGGTGTTAATCCGGAACTGCCAGAACTGCCCCACGATCCTCCAGCGCCGCCAGCGCCGCCCGCAAAATTATCATTATTAAGAGCGCCTCCGCCGCCACCACCACCACTGCTCGAATTGCCAGCGCTACCCGAGCCACCAGATGCACCCCCATATGATCCAAATCCACCGCCAGCGCCGCCCTGGGTACCTTGCCCGCCGCCTCCGCCGCCGCCGCCGGCGGCGCCAGTGTAATAGCCAGGAACTAGTATTCCCTGAGCGGCGTCGTAATATTCATAATAATAAGAGCCGGATCCGAAAGGACCATAGCCACCTCCGCCGCCACCACCTCTTATAGTATTTGCATTATTTATTTTGAGTATAAAACCAGACGTAACGCAATATAGTGCTGGCCCACCAGCTGTAGGTGCTACAGGTGTTGAACCAGACTCATAATCACGCCAAGCTGTTCCGCCTGCACCACCAGCACCACTTATGTAACCGTTGTTTATTAAAGTTACAGTTCTGCCAGAAGGAAATGAACCTATATTAAGACCGTATGAACTAGTAGAAGATGCATATAAATCTACACCATTATTAATAGTAGCTTCTACATCTCCATATCCAGAATAACCTGCAGCGTTTGCTAAAGTTCTTAAGTTAGCATCTATTTGATTAGACGCAATGTTAAATTTAAATATATTTACGCCAGAAATGAGACCAGCTCGAGCTACACCAATGACCATTAGAAATTTTGACCTCCAACAAATGCAAACCAAGTAGTGCCACCATCATTTGTAACAAATGTAATTACGTCTGTTTTATTGAGAGTAGTAGTTAACGTTGGTGCTGTCCCGCCTGCCCACTTAACAGAAGTCCCCCATGTCTGCGTATATCCGGTTCCATTTCCTTTTAAAAATAAAGTAAATGCTTGAGCTTTACTAGAAGCAGCATTGCTAATAGTAAATGTAGTAATATTGGCATTAACACTTACATTAAATATAGTAGCAGTACTTAAATCTATAGTTAATGTTCCAGCTGATATACTAGGAGCAGCATATGTCTCAATGATTGCTTGACCTAATCTAATTGCGGCTGATATGCTGGCAATACCATTAACATCCAATTTAAAGCCTGGTGTACTAGTACCTATACCAAAATTACCATTAGCTACAGCATAAGTTGCAGTGCCAATAGTCACAGTGTTTGGTGTTACTACTGCTGTACTATTGGCTATAAAATTTGAACTAATTGCGATACTAGTAGAATTAATAAAAGTATTAACGGTAGTATTGCCAATAAAAAGTCGGACAGTATCTAATGATACATTAGCACCAACATTCAATGCTGTAGTTAGATTTGCTGTGGCTGGAAGTCTAGCTGTGTTTAATGTGCCTGAAGTAATATTAGTTGCTATAGCAGAGAAAGTTGTCGCATTGGCTACTGCATTAGCAAAAGCCGTGGCAGCCATTGTATCTGAATATGCTCTAAGAGTAGTTGCAGTATTACCACCAACTGTGCTAGCATCAACACTAGTGATTGCCGATCCAACACCAGAAAAAGATCCAGCAGTAATAAGACCTGTGAATGTTGCAGTATTGCCAATTATAGATGTTGAATTGATAGTGACATTGCCAACTTTAACACTTGTTGTATTGGCAGTAACAACAGAACCAACATTCAATGCTGTAGTTAGATTAGCTGTGGCTGGAAGTCTAGCTGTATCAAGTGTACCAGAAGTAATATTAGTTGCTATAGCCGAGAAAGTTACTGCATTAGAATATGCTGTAGCAGCCATTGTATCTGAATATGCTCTAAGAGTAGTTGCAGTATTACCACCAACTGTGCTAGCATTAACACTGGTGATATTAACACCGTTGCCAGTCATCACATTAGCTACCAAATTGGCAGTTGTACTTATAAGAGTAGAATTAACTGTAGTATTACCAGAAGTAATTAAAGATGCATTTACAACATTAAATACAGCATTAGCACCACCTATTATTGAAGTAGAATTAGCTAATAAATTAACTGTGGTATTACCAATAGACAATTGAATAGTACTAAGAGTTACATTAGCGCCGACATTCAATGCTGTAGTTAAATTAGCCGTAGCTGGAAGTCTAGCTGTATCAAGAGTACCTGAAGTAATAGTAGTGGCATTGGCTGCAATGATAATTGCATTGGAATATGCTGTAG